TACCATCAATACCATCGGCGCCCTTTAATATATATAAACCAGCTTCATCATCAAGTAAAGGAACATCACTAACTACTTTAAGAACTTCCTCTACACTGACTCCATAAGCTGTAGCTTCTTCAACATTATTTGAAACAGAAAGCTGAACATCAAATGTTCCTAACTCTTTTGTCTCTTGTGTATAACCACCTTGACCATCTGGAGTATAGGTAGTCTATACTTTAGTAATTACATCATGATTAAGCATTTACCTTACTCCTTTCAAATAGTCTTAATATGTCTATGCTCTTGTAACATCTGAAGTGTATTGGCTGAGTAACCATCAATGAAGTGATTAGAAATATCAGAAGCACTTACTGATTCACTGCCTTCATAACCTTTTCTATTGTAACGCTCAACCACCATATGAACAACAGCGTTATCAAGTTCTTCGGTGTAAGCTGCAAGATGGCAGTAATGGGTGGCTTCATCCTTACACATCTCAATTAATACATCAATCAAATCACTGTTCCTTGAAGCAGAGACACCAATAAGAGCTGTGACTTTCTCTTTAATAGTCATATCTATTGTTCTCCTTATTCTATATAACAAAAAAACGGGGCAGGGCAAAGATTATTCACCCTACCCCGTTTAGGATAATTCATTCAGCTACGATTAGGCACCTGCACCAATCTTAACAACCTTGGTTTCATCTGTCAGAGCAACTACCTCATATACACGACCATATACGATGTTGTTTCTCTTGTCAGCATCTCTATCCTGCTCAACCTCAACGTCTTTCTTTAAGAACAGAGTAACGGCTTCTGGATTAGCAAGGAAAGCAGTCTTAGCAGGAACAGCCTTAGATACATAAACAGGAATACCAGCAACAGTTCCGATATAACCAGTTCTAGCAAAACCTTCACTGTAAGAAAGCAGCTCTTTAAGGTTCTTTCTAAGTTCAGCCTTTTCAGCAGGATTGATTAATAGGAAGTAACCAGCCTCAGACTCAGTGTCGAGCTTTGCAATAGCATCAACGATTGTATCAAAATCAATACCATTCGTGCCCATTGCTTGAGTAAGAGTAGCTTTACCATACTCTGCAATAGCCTTCTTAGTAAAGTCGTTAGTGATAGTCTTAGTAAGACCTTCAACACCAACATCAACGATATTAGGATCAGTCATTGCCTGCTCATCGAAATACTGGAACTTACCCTGTGTGGTAAGAACATCATAGTCCTTAGAAGTGAAGCTAGCTTCAATCTCCTTGGAGTTACCAGCGCCAATTGCAAGGTCTTCAACTTCACCAGTTGCAACGTATGTATTAACCTTTTTCTTCATTCCAGGCGCTTCTGTAAGAGTAGCGTCAATAGTCATAAAGTTCTTTAAATCTACAGAAGTAGTAAGAATATCCTTGATTTTAGAACCAATGACTTCATTTGCAAATACTGTATTAGCCATTGTTATTTAAACCTCACTTATTAATTGCTGAGTTGCTTGAATAATTCTGGCTGAGTCTTCATTAGATTAGCTCTTTGAACCAGAGTCATTTTTGCAAACTCTTCTTTAGTTATGCCCCCACTACTTGAACCAGCTTTAGGGGTTGTATGTTCACCTGCCAATGTTTTCTTTACACCATCGGCAATCATCTTGTTAAACGATTTTTCAAACTTACTAATGTTCGCTTTAGTTGTTTCTGCGTCGGCGCCCACCAGTAAATCTACCATATCAACAGGTAAGTTCTTTTCTGAGAGAATCTTAATAGCTTCAGCAGTTAATTCTTTCTTATTTAATTCTGCTTCTCTCTTGTTTAATTCATCCATCTTCTGTTGATATTCATACTTATACTTTTCTTCGGCTGTCATAGAAGCTAATTTTTCAGCTTCAGCTTGCTTTGCCTTTTGTTTCTCTAAGGCCTGAGTCACACGCTTATCTGCCTCAGACTGAATCAGCTTATCTACTTCCTCTTGTGTATAAGTCTTTGTCTGTTCTGCACCTTCCTGTTTGGAAGTTTCAGTTGCAGGAGTGTTATTATCTGTCATAGTTATCTCCTTTATGAGTTCTCGTCATAGTCCTCCATAAAGAGTCCATTTGAACAAGCCCTCAGTAATTGAAATGTTTTTTATCGTCTATTTATATTAAAAAATCTCTAGGGCAGTTAAAACAAGTCTGTCCTGAGATTTTAAAGTTCTTCTTCGACCACGCCCACAAACACACATCTACAATTAGGATGATAAGGGGGCAGGTCTACTCCAATAGTGCCATCTAGTTCGACAGGATGCTCACCTACATAATCTAGGCACTCATCACAAGCATCCCCATTCTCGATTACAGCATACAATTTGCCAGCTACTAAGTAACCATCTCTAGCTCCTTGTGCATAGGCCGCCTCTATTTCAGTATCCAATAGTCTCAGCCATTCATTCTGCATCTTCTGAAGTTCATCGTGAATTAATCCCATCTTGACAATAGGATCTACATCTGCCCCCATCATAATACCAGCTATTTCACTTTTGATATTATCTATGTTAGCAATAATTCTATCTTGATAATTCTTGTTATCTGATGGGAGCCAATAGGATGTATAACCTTTTGCCTTATCTAATCTGAGAAAGTTATAATCAATAGAATCAGTGTAAATCTCCATCATTGTTGTGGCTTTCTCGGCATATTGATAAGCTATATCTTCTAGAATGTTGGCGAGACTGTCTATGGCCTGCTGCTGTATCTAGTTTAATTGTTCTTCTAACCAGGCCAAGAAGAAAGCATCAGTCCTCTTTTTCTTTTCATCATCAATAGAAGAATCAACTTGAGTAATCATATACAGAATGGGGGCGGCCTCGGCTAGTGATACATCGAACGTGTTAGTTCTGATCTGCTGTGCTTGCTCCATACTTAACATAATTACTCACTTTCTGTCTGTTGTTTCTTATAACCAACTAGATTATAAACAGACTGTGCTTGTTCCTTCTGTAATCTATCTAATTCTTCTTTTGCATCTGTAACGAATGGAAGCTGTGCAAGTAATGTTTCCTTAGAAACAACACCATTCAAATTCTTAACCATTGCAGTTACATCATCCTCATTTACAGGAAGATTTCTAGTAAAGTTGATAGTCAGACCACGGAAATCAAATGAAGGTAATCTGAACTTAGGCATCATTGTACTGATAATCTCTGCTCTATTGGTAAGAGCCTTTCTGAAATATTGTTCCTTGATACTAGCTACATTCTCTGTACCAAGCAGCTTATATCTCATTGCAACACCAGATGTGTTACCAGAGAAGGATTCATCACTTGAGTTAGGCACGAAAGCAAACTTATGAATATCTTTTTCAAGTCTATTCTTGGCAGTCTCAAGTCCAGCTGAATCACCCTTCTTAATCAAGAACTCGGCATCTGTACCTTGATCCATCAGAAGCACACGATTCTTCTTCATCTGAGCGATGTCGTCTGAATCAGCTGTGTATCCATAAAGAGCTAAGTAAGCATCACAGAAGTAATCGAAATCATTAATGCCATCACTCACAAGAGAGTCATAAGCATCAATAAGGGTGAGCACTTCCTCATAGTCACCTAGATCATCCTTGTTATTCTTGTAAAGAACAAAAGGAACGAATCCAAATGCAAGCTGCTTCCTATCAATTTCAGTCAAATAATCAACACCGAGGCCAGTCTGATAAGTAACGACTTCATCCTTATTAAATACTTCAACAATCAAATAAGTCTTGTCATCAACTACATTATATTTCTCATAGAATCTGACAACAGCAAGAAGCTCATCATCAATCTTCTCGTCATAAACAGCAATTACTTCACGGGGGTCGATGGTAGTGAATCTAATCAGTCCATCATCATCAATGTATAACTCTTCCCAGGCGCGCCCGAAGATAGAACAGTCTCTAGCTAAGTTTGTGTTCTCTTGCTCTTCATCATTATATGCTAGAATAGCTTTATACGACTCAATATTCTCGTCACTCAGATAGGCAACGGGTTCGCCCATAAAATAACCAGTGAACGTGTCTGTAATATACTTTGCATAAGGGTGTGCAATTTTGTTATTTGGTTTAGTTTCATCTTCTTGTGTTCTAAGCAACACAGCGTTTTTATCCAGATAATAATTGTATAACTTATTTAATCTAGGAATCTCAGTCTGCTTGAACTTATTAATCATCCTCTTGATAACTTCATTGGTGAGTAAATCAAGAGAAGCTAATCTAAAAACCATAGATTCTCCTTTCAGAATAAATCACTTTTATTCATTGTCCTAATCTTAGGATTGATATTTACACATTGTAAACTATATCTCAAAGCATCAAGACAATGGTTGAACTTATCAATAGGTTCATTGATATATTCATTTGTTGCCTTGTCTTTTTTCCAAGTGTAGTTCTATAACTCCTCTAATGTGTGGGGCGCCCGTCTAGGATCAACAATGAGCTAGTATTGTTGTACCTTTTGGATGCCCGTTAAAATAGAACCTTGACCTTTTGTGCTAGGTTTGATTCTATACACTCCATCCCGCCTTATTTCTTCTATTGACTTTTGTTCTGCACTATCTGCTACTATTGTAGACTTGCTATAACCCTTATCTATAATCATCTGTGCTATCTAGTTATTCAGCAAACCAGTCTAGCAATACTCATCAAAGACGTAGATACGGTTGTGCTATTCATCTAGGAGTGAGGCGACAAGGGCGGTCGGGTCGTTGATATAGCCGAAGTCTAGACCCAGAAGCAACTGACAGTTCTTCAAGTCTTTTGGATCAAACTCCTGCTTACACCAGTTATTATACACTAACTTGTCTAGTGAACCGAACTCTCCTTCAGCGTATATCTTATAGAAAACTGGGTTGGTATTTTTCAATAGAAGAAGTGATTCAATATACTCATGCGGCAACCACTTGTTATCTTTATACGTTGTTTGGAAAATAGAGCATTTTTTTCGGAAGTCCTGAACTTCTTCATTATCGGGTTTAAAAAATAGCAAATAACACCAATTAGCTTTACTCACGGGGTTAAAACTTAAAAAGATTTGAAGGTTTGGTTTCATACTTCTGATACGTAAATCAACCTGGTTAAAATCATCTTGAGTGAACTCAGTTGCTTCTTCTAGCCAAGCATCTGTAATGCCAGTAATAGATTTTAACTTCTCTTGATCGTCCAAGCCCATAAATAAAAATGTACTTCCATTTGGAAGGACAATAGTCAAATCAGTATTATTAACTCTACAATATGATAAGACAGACCACTCACTCAGCGTTTCTTTAATAATACTAAACGTACTATTTTTACTAGTGCGCCCAACTTTCCTTAAAACAAGTATTTTTCTTTCATTAGTCAGAGCCTTATAAATAAGTTTCTGTGCTAGGAACTTACTTTTGCCTGAACCAGCGCCACCATAATAAACCTAGTAACGCTTGCTGTAGTCCAATAGATGAGATAGATAAGCAGGATTGAATATATCTTTATGTATTTCTATCTGCATATTAATCTACCAACTTTACTTCTATCTTTTGCTTGTCATCTTCTTTATCTTTTGCTTCTAATTCTTTTAGCTTGAAGATGGCGGCTTGGATACCTTTAACTGCTGCTATCTTATCTTTATCGGCTACTCCATCACCGTCTACAATTTCAGCCAATTTCTGTGAACACCAATCTAGATCAAACTGCTAGGTGACTTCTTTCTTTCCTTTTGCTACATATTCTTTAATTTCATCATTATAGCAAAGAACTACTGAAGCCATTTGTTTTGCTGTATTTCTATTGCAGTTAGGATGAGTAGCCATCCATGCTTCGGGGGCGTGGAATCCATTACTGAGATATTCGTCAGCAAAATCATAATACTTTTTCAAGGTAGCTGGGGTGGGATGGTTAGCCTTATATTTCTTTCTCTCATATGGGGGCAGGTCATCTACTTTCATGCCCTCTGGTAAATCTTTAGCCATCGCGCCACCTTTCTACTTCTTCTATACTTATATTAAAAATCTTGCAAGACACATAATTCATTTTTGACCTTACTTTATTATATCACACCACGGGGCTGCTGTCAAAAATTTTTTGAAAATTTTAGGACAACTTTGGAAAATCGTTCCATTACAATTTTAATTATACTATGTCAGAGAGAAAGTTGGAGGACTTTAACAATAGTAAAGGAGTAATTAAAATGGAAAATTTTAAAGAAATTCAAGCAAAACATTATGCAGAACATGAAGCATCAAGAGCCAAGTATGAAAATAAAGTTGGCATTTATGCTATCACTTGCAATAATAATATAGTTTATGTTGGCAAATCAACTAACTTATTCAATAGGTTTGTAGCACATGAAATGAACGCTATGGAGCCAACAGAAAGAGACTATCACACAAAAAAATATACTGAATTAAGAGAAGCTGTTATGGGGGGCGCCACTATATCATACATTGTTCTAGAGTATTGCAGCAAGGAACAGCTGGCTGCCCGTGAATCTTTTTATATTATGAAATACTGGCCTGCCCTTAACCGCCAAACTCCCCAAGGTAACAAGCCTGTTGAGTCTATAGAAAAATACTGGAAGTAAAAATTTTTGAAAAATTTGGGACAAACTAGGAAAATTACATAGAAGTAAAAATCAATATATAATGTCAGAGGGGAACTCTGAAGAGTCTCTAAAAGTATTTTTAGTATCACCCATTGACACATATTGTCATATATATTCTGCCATATTATGCATGACATTGACTTTTGAGAAAAAATTTTGTACAATGTAAGTACAAGATGAAGAAATCCAAATCTCAAAAGCCTATATTAACTCCTTTCTTTTGTGGGGTGGCTAGTCCTCCATAATTAATCTATAATAGCCACCCCACTTTCTCTTAAAGGAGTTGGGCAACTTTAGTAAAACTATTTAGAAAGGATTTTATAATATTATGGAAGAAAGAATTAGAGAGATTTGCAACGAACTGAAATATGATTATGGTATTGAGTTCAAGGATATTGCAAAAAGATTAAATGTAAGTCCGTCATACTTCAATAGAATGTTACACGGCGGCAAAAGATTCTGTGGTAGGTATTTTGATGAAGTTCTTCGGATGTACGAAGAACAAAAGAAAAAGAGACAGGAGTATATCAATGGAAACAATTGAATTAAATTACAAAAGAAGCATTAGCATAGAGGATGATTTTATGGATAAGCAGATAGATGATTTGTTGTATGGAGCAATGTACAGTCTAGCTACTTATAAACCTGGCAATCTCCCAAATGGGGCAGGCGGCAAGATGTATTTAACAGAGAGTAAATATAAAAGCAATAAGAAAGCATTTTATACATTATTCTCACTTAAAGAAATTAAAGATCAACGCCACGCCCTCCAGAGACACTTACAGAAATTAATTGATAATAAATTAATAGATAAAGAAGTCGTTGATGGAAAAACAAGTTATATATTTAATAAACCAAAAGGAAGATTCTATTCAATATCAATAGAGATTCTGAAAAGATTGAGTATTGCAAAGTCTACAAATTCAATTAAAGTTTTTGTTTATTTAGCTTATCAAGATGAATTAACAAGAAAACTTATTGAAAGGGGCGAGCGTAAAGATAAATATAGCTTTACTCAAGTTGAGCTATTGAGAATGTTAGATTATAAAGCTGAAACAGGCAAAAATGCAAATGAAATGATTAGAATCATTCTTGAAGATTTAAGTGAAACAGGCTTCATTAGATTTGTTCCATACAAAGAATACAGAGAAATAGAAGATAAAATAGTTCCAATTCCAAGATTGAGACTATTGATGGTAGCAAAGAATGAACAAGAGAGACAGATGATTAAAGCTCTCAATAATTCTTATGAAGAAGAAGAATCAGCCTTTGAAGTAAAAGAGGCGGCCCCTGAAGTAAAAGAAGAGGCGGCCCCCGATAAAATTGCAGTAGGTTAGTTTCACTTCTAACCTACAAGCAAAAATGGTGTAAAAAATAAGAGTACGATTGGTGTAAAAAATAAGAGTACGATTGGTGTAAAAAATAATAGAATACTCATTAGTTATGGAAAAACAGAAGTTTCCGACGGCATTAGGTTAATTGCAACAAGTTGCAATTAACAAAGGAAATCTTCTCGGTCAGGGGGGACAATAGAGAAGAAGAAAGGAAACAATAGAGATGAATCAAAAGGAGAAAACTGATATGCACAGATATTATATGGAAGATGAACTCTATAAATGTGAATCAATAGAGAATAAACTTATAGAGCGAGAACATCAGAAACACCTAAGACTTGCTTATATTCAAGAGAAAAAGCAAGTAGAGAGAACAGGTTATAATTGGAATTAATCCAATAGAAAAGGAGCTAATAATGAAAGAATATCAAAAGGAAGAGAACAGAGGGGCGGCCCCAGATCAAAATGAGAAGAGTCTAGTCCAAAGGATGGATGAAGCTGGGGCGCGCCGTGATTAGATGCTAGATAAGTTAGATAACATCCAGAATGAACTGGATGAAATGTACAAAGAACAATAGGAAAGATACAATAGACTCAAGAGAATGAAAGAGCTTGAGGATATGATGAGATAGAACTACCATTATCAAGAAGGGCTGTACTGGTCAGATGAATGGTAAAAATAAAAATAAGGGGACGCCTTAATTGGCGCCCCCATTTTTTTTGTATATCTATTCCATAATAGTCATTAAGTCTTCGATGTAGCTATTCCCGCCCTACTCTTTATAGTGATTGAACCTTTTGTTGAGCAGGTCCCATTCAATATCATCTAACTGTTCTGGGTGTTCTTTGAACTGGTGGTATTTACTCACTATCCAAGCCTTAATGCCATCTTTATCGCTTTCAATCAATAGAGCCATTGACTTACTCAACTTCTCTATTGTCTATTGATTCTTTTTTATGTATTCATCTTGGGTTTCATCTTTATGATCGTTTTCATAACTTTCATCTCTTACCTTCTTATAATAAATCCATAGCTATCTAGCTTCTTTGATGGCAACAGCAATCATAAAAATGAAAATAATAATATCCTTTATTGAATACGCTCCTAAAAGCTCTATCATCATAACCTCTTTCTAGGGGTTATGCTCCTGTGCTCAACCAATAGCTGTGACTCAGTTCAGTTATATTATTGAGCGTGTTCTTGTTTACTATTGCTTGTGCTTCACTTAATTCTTTATAGATATCATCAAAAGAAACGAGAGCATCCCCTACTACTATACAAGAATTAGATGGGTTAGATGAATCTACTTTGACCTTACTCACTCTCATCGTTTCTTTAGTTTTTTTATAACTGTCAAGCACAATAACAGAATCACCAATATCTAGTGGGGTCTGCCCCAGCATATCAGTGTTAATAGTATAAGATATAGCAGGTCTACTCAATACTTTCAGTCTATACTCAGCAATATCTTTAAGGTCATTAGGATTATCAATGTCGTTTATTACATAATATGCAGTTATAATCTCATCAGTATATTGATGATTTTCTAACCAAATGCACCCATCATTGACAACATTGATAGTTGAATTATTTTTACCAATAGGAATCAATCTAGTTACCAAATCATAGCTGTTACTAGAAAATTTAAGATGCGCGTTGGCTCTGCTAAAAGTAACTAGATCCTTGGCGCGCCCCATCTTATACCTGGCCCACACATTAATCTTCTTTTCTTTTGTATCATAGTAATATTCACATTGATACAATTTTTTCAGTCTTTCTATTGCATCAAAGACTGTCATATATTGAAGAGTAAGACCAAAGGCGCCTGCAATAGGTGTATGTATCTCATAGCTCCAATCAGTTTCTTGAAGAGCTTCTTTTAAGCAATCTTCAAAAGTTTTTCCAAGACCAATGAGTGAATCTATGCGTTTACTCTTTAACTGCCCAAAAAATGGCAAACAATAAACCTCAACTCTATCATTTTTAGTAGCATTGACTTCTTTTACTTTATAAAGATAGTCATTGATTTCAATTACTTCTTCCTCTTGAATAGCAACAGAATAAGGAATAGCAAACTGGGCAGTTTGATACCCAGTTGCTAGTTCTTTTATAGTTACTAAATCAATGGTGGGGGAAGTAGAACCATCACTTCTAGTAAACATTTAATCCCCCTTATCAATAGAATGGAGTGTATGTAACACTGACATTAGTTACATTAGTAGCCTTAACTTTAATTGTATTTTCTCCTTGTGCGAGGGTGGGGCGATCAAATGCGTCATAATCCTCAACAAAGGTACCATTCATTCTAGCTACATCATCAATCACAAGCTCGCCGATTTCATTTGGTTTGCAAGCAATATAATTATTATTTACATAAAGTTCAACAGGATCATCAATAGAATCAACAGTAAGAGTAAGTTTGCAGGGGGCCGCCACACCAGGATTAGTAACAGTAATTGTTTGATATACATCATATTGTGGTGCAGGTGTATATGTAGTTACGTCCTCAGTTTCTTCAGGATAGGTCGGCGCCGTAGTCTTATAATAGACCCCATATACTCTTTTTCTATTGTATTCTTTAGTCTGTCCATCTCTTGATACTAGCAGTGCAAAATTAGCATATCCATCTTTCGTGCCTGCTAATGTCTTTAATTTAGTTTCTATCTCTGTGTCACTCAAGCCCCCAATAGGAACAATGTAATAGCCAACATAGTTGGCATCTGAAACTGACTCTGTATAGAGTTCCAGAACTGTATAGTCTGGAATCTCTATTGAGTCATATTGTTTATTGGGAAGAGTGACTAATGTACTTACTTTAGCCATATCTTCTCCTTATCAATAACTTGTTACCTTCAGATAAATGCTTGCAACAATATTATCTTGGCTACCTTTATACTGTTGTACGTGTACATTACCAGCCTTAGCAGCCTTACATACTGCATACCAGCGCCCCTTGTTATCTTTCCCTTCCCTAACAAAGGATATTGCACTTGTATTATCATAAGTCCAACCACCGTAGCTAAAGTTAGGAACAGGCTGTACTACATAGAACTGAGTTTGATCAATTGCTGATAGTCTCATCTGTTGTGTTGTCTGTGTAGTTGTGTTGCTCTTGTGCTTTGCTAATGCGCCACTGTAATCATCATTATTGATATCATCAAGACTCTCATATAACCAAAGCACTGAAGGGTCTGTCGGAATAGATGGCTCAGGTCCAGGAATCTCGCCAGGTTTAGCCATCGGTGAAGCAGGTGCAGCGCCTGTACTTGTTCCATCTGTCCAAGGATAGAATGTCATTGTGTCGATATCATAAAGACCATCATCAAAGTTATTTACAAAGCAGTTCTTAACTGAGCCATCAATAGGAATTAAGTCATATAGTTTAGTTCCTGTTTCTTTTGGGCCAGCCCAGATAGTTACACGGCATAAATCAAACATCCTATTGGCGCCGATGGTGATTTGAGTACCACCAGTCAATGTCTTATCAGTAACATCAATGTAAGTTCCATTGAATTCAATCTCACTTCTGTTGTTACCAATATCTAACCAACCAACTTTTCTCATTGGCACATGAGCAATAGACTCATAAGTAGTAACAATTACTTTTCCTCGAGAAGAAGAATTAGTGAATACATTAGCTTCTTGTGCTGTGCCTACTGGCCCCCAGTTGAGTTTCTGTTGATATACGCTCATCTGATTGTTCTTGTTTCCATTATGGTCAAATAAGGTTTGATAGGTAGTGGCCTCTCCAGAAGTAGATAAATCTAGATCATACCAGCGCCCAATCACTTCAACAGAAAGATTAGACTGCTTATAGGCATCAGCAATAGGTAAGATGAACTTATAGGCATTACCAGACACACTTCTCCAAGTAACGCTAGGATAGTTCTTACCACCTGGAATATCTGCAAATTTATCAACTTGTTTCTTATTATAATATATATCAATAGTGGTAATAGATTGGGCTTTAGCTAGACTGAAGTCATCACTATGCTGGACCTGCCCACTTAATGTACCATATGCAGGCTTGTATTTATTAAGGTCAACGCCCCTCTTACTAAAATATTCATCAAAGTCTTTAGCTGTGATTGTTTCTGTTGATACATACTGTTTTTCTGTTGCAATTAATTCATGCAAATCAGAATCCTCAAAAGCAGCTGTGTAATAAGCTACAGTCGGCGCCCAATTCACATAATAATTAATTGTAAGTAATTTTCCAGCTTTTTTAGTAATTGCAAAATTTTGAGTTACTTCTGTTCCTTTTGCTATTGCATTTTTAAGTTCAATAGTAACTAAGAACTTGCCATTCTGAACACGGGTAGGCTGGAATGAACCGTGTACATAGCACTGAAAATCTAAATCAATATCATCAAATCTGATGGTACTTTCTTTTAGATTATCAACTAATTTGCTTGTTTCTTTATATGCTTCATCTTCATTATCAGTATCAATTAAAAACTTTAACTGAATAGTTCTAAAGTCTCTCAACTGATTAAGAAGAACTCCATCTAGTGCCTCATCGTACCAATCTGTAATGCTGTTGTATGTTGAGGTATAGATGATTCTGTCTTTCAACTTTACTTTAGTTGGAAGAGTGGTGTTATTTATCTTCATCCCATTCTCCTTTTTATAGCTAACCCTAAATCATTCAAAAGGTTAGTTCCAAAGTTTTGAGAGGCGCCCTCGACTGTATTATCTAAATCAATAGCAGAAGGACTCTCATCATCAACAGCATCTACAGAATTGAGAACTAAGTATTGAGACTCTTTAACGTCATTTATTTGTGTTAAAAGATTCATAGACTTTTCTCAACTCCTATTCATTCTATTCCTATGTTGAAACAAAAGGCTCAACTGAAAGGGGCTGGGCAGGTGCGTAGTGACTCCAGTCTGCCCACTCTCTTAGATTCTTTGCTCTTGCTTCATATGCTATATTAATCTATTCTACACTAGCTGTAAGAGGTAAGTTACATTCCTTACATACTAACTTCATCTACTTGATTTCCTATTGTGTGGTTCTTGATGAAAAGCCATTACTTTCTACAAAATCGTCAATAAATTTCTTAATAAACGTCTGCCCGTATTTAATGTTCATCAATAGCCAAAGTAAGTAAGGATGTTTGCTATCAATACAGTTAATGAAAATGATTTTTGTTCTTCTATTACTATCTAAAAATTCTTGTAGTCCTATTAATTTATTAAGTCCTAAGCTGAATGTATAAATAGTCCCAAATAATTCAAGATTCATGGGCGGCCCCCCTTAATTGAGAGGGCCAGTGCCAGTGAACATTACATTATATCTCCAGCCTTTTGAAAAATCTGACTGGATAGGGAAGCTAGTTACATAAGCCTCACCCGAATAAACAACTGAACCATCAGTCATTTTTAAATCTACTTTGCTATTGTTTAAAAAGGCGTTCTTAATAGCTGTCCACCCTTCATCATCTTTAATTACTAGACCTGTGCAAGCAACTGACCAGCTCTTCACATTAGGAAGAACCTATTGCCAATTCATTGCAATCATATCTGTGACATCTGCAAGTTTGACATTAGGTCTTAATGAAGCTGAGGTTTGGCCGCCTATTACAACGTCCCCAATGGAAACTAATGTATTAATTCCTTTAATTGTTGGTGTCACCATCATTAGTCTCCTTTCCTTCAAGTGCAATATCATAAACTGCTATTGCGTGTTTCATTACTGCGCCTGTTGACTTATCATCAAGAATTTTAAAACTCTTTTCAATTACAAATACAACAGGATCTAACTCATAAAGTTTCTCTAGGCTTCCTGCTATCTTCTTCTCCATTTCGAGAATTTCTTTCTCACCACTATATTTAGACCACATATCTACTTTGAATTCAACAGCATTGATGAAGTTCTGTTGAAACATTGTTCTTTTGATATTGTTAGTTCTTATTTGACAATAGGGAAGATGTCTTCTCTGTCCATCTATTGTATATGGATTATCGTAAATAGTATAGCCTAAGTCTTTTATGATATTATAAAACTTTGTTTTTACATCTATAATCATAAGACTTGCTCCTTAATAAATATCTACATCAGCTGAATAACCTTGATCTGTGTCTTCAGTATTATCTCCATTTTTCATAGAGAACATATCTTGAATAATACTAAGAAGACCATTGAGCATACCTATCAGTATAGAAGATAAGACCATTTCTATTAGAGAACCACCTGCGCCTGCTTTCTAGGCTTCCTACATTCGAGCTTCTATCTAGGCTTGATACTGTTCTTTATCCTACTGTTCAGCATCTTGCCAAATTTGTACACAGTTGGCGTGTAACTCTTCTGCTACTGATTCTAGGTTATCTTCAAAATATGGCTGGGCTTCCATCTTATAAGTGCCATACTCTACATACTCGGCATAGTTTGTGTCTGCATAAGCTGTGAATCCCATATATTCTATCTCACAAGAGATAGATGCTTGTAATGTACCAGTATCAACTGGTACATCACTCGTAGCTGCATCCATAAATTCATCAATAGCTTCACGAACTGCATCTGAATAATCAATGTCCCTGTGATAAATAGAGGTTGTAGTAGGTAGTCCAACTGAAACAGTGCCTCTTAATCCCATATTATCACTCTTCCTTTACTTCTACAAGAGTAAGTAAGTATTTGTTGAAGTACGGCACCTGGGCGCGCACCTCATATTTTTTTCCATTATATAAGAAGTAAATCTTTACTTTTGTTTCTTCCATTGTTTACTCCTTCCATTAACTAAGTGTCATTGAGAAAAATTGAACATCATTTTGGGTTGGTGGATATGTTGTATTAAGATCAACTTGGTCAGAGAACGTTACTTTTGTTCCTGCTGTTGGAGCATAGACAACGCCCAATCTCTTTATGTAATTTGATCCAATGCCATTAAACCAAATGTTGGTATCTAATTTGTCTGTATAGATTTCTCTAGGTGTACTTTTGTATGTATCAATAGCTAAAAGTGTATTTGAAATAATACACACAATCTCATTATCCTAAGTCGTGGTATAAGACAATGTATCATAATTAGGGCCAAGAAGGACTTGCTTTGGTGCTGATAGAGCTGTTGCTCCACCTCTGACCAAAAGAGGAATAGCTTGTACTCTACCAGAACTCCCATAAGTAGAAGTATAACTCAATCCTAAAAAGAATCCATGTTCATAATCATCAATACCACTAACCCCATTGGATGCATGAGCAAAATAATCTAAGTTAGCTGAAAAGCAAGCTCTTAAATATCTATCTGCATTAGAATGTTTTTGTGTTGCTTTATAATAAGTAAATTGATCTGGATAGCTATTAGGTTTTCTACTATCACGCTGGTTTGGTGAATAATCACTATCAACCGTATCTACAATGACAGCCATATCACCTTCATGGTCATTTGGAGCAAACCATATACCTACGAAGGCATCTCCTTTATGAACCGCAGGAGTAACTACTCTTAAACCGTTCCCAGTGGATGGATAACCAATAGTACCCCAAATAGGGGCAGTCTGATAAGCATTACCTGGAGCAATAGTGATAGGATTTTCTATCTTGAATCTCTTCTTATCAACAGGAGTACCACCACCACTGATAGCAGTGATGGCAGCAGGCATCTCACTTGGTTTATATTTAGTAGTAGTTCCATTCTTACTTCTAATTGCATCACCAATAGAAGTAAGTGTTGAATCTTTTAGATATACATTAGCCATATCAATAACTTACCTCCTCTGCATTTGTCATAGAAGCTAGAACTTGTTGAGCAATAGCAGTCTTATCTGCATCAGTCAAAGTATATGCTGGGCCAGTTGCTCCTTTAAGACCACTAAAAGCAATAGCAAAGATAGGAGATTCAGCTGTTCCAGTCTTTGTAACTGTTGCTGTTGGTGTATCACTAGATTGGTTATCTGATGTCACATTTATTGTAATATTTGGGGTGGCGCCTGTTTCACCTTTAGCACCTGCTGCCCCGTTCTAACCAGTGTCTCCTTTAGGGCCTTTAATATTAACTGTTTCAGGATTATCTAAACCTTTATCATTAGTCCAGCTTAAATTTCCGTCACTATCAATAGCAGGAGTGAATGTAGCACCATTTTCTCCAGAACTACCAGAACCAGAACCAGCATCACCCTTCTCACCTTTCAACCCTTTAAAGTTGAATGTTATATGGGGCGCCTCTGCTGTACCTGTCTGATCAACTGTGACTGTTGGATTATTACTTGTATTATCAATAGTAGCAGATACTGTAATGGCGGGGGTGGCGCCTGTATCTCCCTTAGGGCCAGTAGCTCCTGTCTCACCAGCTGGGCCTGTAGCACCAGTATCTCCTTTGGGACCTACTGGGCCAGTTGCACCGATGGGACCAGCTTCACCTGGATCACCCTTTGGGCCTTGGATACCTTGAGCACCAGCAGCCCCATCATTAATAGTAGCTGTCTTAGTGCCATTAATATCTGTAATTGTTAATGTGGTGACGCCATCTGTTTTACTTACATCTATTGTTGGTGATGTA